GAGGTAAATATATTAACGATCCTAAAAAAATTATGGAAAGTTTAACTCAAATTGGAAAAATGGATGCTTATTTAAAGGAACTCGAACTTACATATAAGAAAGGTTTAAAAGCACAATCCAAATTAAGAGCAGATAACGAGCCAGGTTTTGGAGATATGGATCAACTCCAAAGATAAAAATATAAATAATGGAACAAGAAGTAAAACGAAAACGAGGTAGACCAAGAAAAAATCCTCCTGCAACTTTACCTACATTTGCAGACAGGTATGAAGAAGAATTAAAAAAGAAATTATTTCAAGATGTAACTGTATCAAAAACAGAAGACGAAGAGGAAAGTCCATATTATGAGTTTCCTAAGGAAGGACATAGAAAACGCAATGGTGCGTGAGATGTTCCTCTTGATGAAGAAATATTATATTTTGATCCAGAATTATCTTATGAATTAACTGGTTATAGACCTATAAATGAAACTCAAGGTTTAGATTTTGATCCAACTCCATTTACTGAGGCAGGTAGATTGTTTATGGAAAGAGGACATTATACAGAATATCCTAAAAATAGCAAACCTTATCGTGATTATTGAACAGAACAGTATAAACGTTGTGTAGATGGTTATACTGTTGGAAAATATAGGATAACTGGAGATCATTATTTCTTTTTGAATTTCTATCGAATGAAAACTGTTGATGGAGAGAAAAAAGCTGGTGCGGGACGTACCGAAGCATTTCCAACTTTTTTTGCAAAACAATATGAATATTTTCACTATCTAGAAATGTGCGAATATCTTTATAAAGATTGTGTTGCATTAAAATCTCGTGGGGTAAACTAATACCTGCCCTCTTTTATAGTAATATAAAAGTAATAAATTTCGCTATATCGCAGAAGACTAAGGTGATTAAAATCACTATGTTAACAGCGAGATAAGTCAATTAATCACTGACCATCGTAACGCATAGAAAGGAATCACAGAGATAAACTTTCCACGAGAGCGAAACATCCTAATATTTAGTTAAGGATGAAAATATATGCTGAACTTATAAGAAATTATAAGAGTCTAGGGATAAAAAGCCTTAGAGATAACAAAAATTGAGGTTTTTCAGAAATTGGAGCTTGTTTGGGTGTTCGTCCTTTTATTACTACTAAAGGTTTTACTACTATTTATACAGCATATACTGAGAGTTATGTTGATACCGTATTAGGTAAATGCTGAGTACAATTAAACTGATTAAATCAAAATACTGACGGAGGTATGAAACGACTTCGTCAGAAAATCGATAATATAAAACACAAACGTGCATCTCTTGTTGATAGTGAAGGCATAGAATTTGGGCGAATGGCTGATATAGAAGGAATAACAGCAGATCATCCAAGAAAAATTAGAGGTGAACGTGTAGATAGACTCTTATTTGAAGAGGCTGGATCTAATCCAATACTTTCAACATCGTGAACGCAAGGTACTGCTCTAGTTGAACTAGGAGGAGCTAGAGTCGGGATTAAGATCGCATGAGGGACGGGAGGCGATATGGGGCCTGCTCTAGCTGGTTTAGCTAAAATGTTTGAAGATCCATTAAGCGCAGGAGTACTTCCATATAAAAACTTCTATTCAGATGATGGTACTGCACAGTATACTGGGTTCTTTATTCCAGCATATGAATTTATGATGCGTCCTGGGTATGTTGATAATCGAGGAGTAACCGATACTAAACGAGCTAAAGCTTTTTATGAAGAACAACGCAAATTAAAATCAGGAGAACGGTTATTAGAGTATTGTTCAGAATATTGTTTTACTCCTAAAGAAGCATTATTACGACAAGGTGAAAATATATTTGATTCCGTATTAATTGCAGATAGAATTACTCAGATTCGAGTACATAAAATGGGAACTTCTCCTCAACATATAGCGTTATTATGAGATAGAGAAGATAACGATAATTCTCGAAATAAAGTTAAAGCAGTATCTAGTCCTAATAGTAAAATATTAGTTTACGAAGAACCAAAACGAGATAGCGAAAGCAATATATATAATAATTTATATGTTGCAGGAATAGACTCTATCGATCAGGGTACTGGGGATTCTGCAACACAATACGATGTATCAGATTTTTGTATTGTTGTAAAAAGAAGAATATTTGGTTTAAATGAACCTAAATATGTTTGTATTTATAAAGATCGCCCAAGAGACATACGAGAAGCTTATGAAAACGCAATGAAGATTTTAGTATGGTACAATTGTAAGGCGTTACTTGAACATACAAAAATCAGTATATTAACTTACTTTAGAGAAAAAAAGAAAGATTCTCTATTTATGCGACGTCCAAAATCTAGTTTAGGAGATATAAAAAAAGGAAATTCGGCCATGATAGGAGTACCTGCAACAGAAACTATTATTAAACACGGATTAGAATTGATCAATAACTTTGTAAATGATTACTGTTATGGAATTGATTCTGATGAAATGCTTGAACAGTTACTAAACTATTCATACGAAAATAAAAGAAAATTTGATATTGTAGCTGCTCTTGGGATGTGTGAAATGGCGGATGAAGAATTAACTGGAATTAATCCTAAAGTTAAAAACGAAGTTACTAAAACTTGAAAAGATATTGGATGATATATTGACGACAGAGGATATAAACGATATGGTATAATTCCAACAACATGACACAATTAGAAAAAGAGGTTTTAGATATTATTGAAAAAGTTACATGTTGTAAGTATATTGGACACTTAAAAGTAATCGAAAGTGAAGATGATTTTACATTAAACTTATATCTAAACCAAGAAATGTCTCCTATGGTTATTAATTATCAAGGAGATAAAGAATCATTTCTAAAGTTTATTGCTAAGGACTTACGTAAACGCCAAATAGAACGAGCACATCATTTCCGAGCAATTAAACATGAATGATATGAGTCACAATGTATCGATACAGACGATTATTGTAATAACGATATATTATAA